TGCACCGAGTTCATGTCGTTGTTGCCAGAACCGACCCGCTGGGCCGATCCGAGCAGCACGCGCGCGGTGAACTCGAGCGCGCCCGCCGGAACGAGCATCGTGTCCATCCGGTTGACGATCGGTTCTCCCCGCTCGTCGACCGCGGAGGTGCGCTCCATCAGCGTGAGCGCGGCCTCCAGAGTCGTCTGGCCGAGTACGGCGGCCGCCGTGTGGTTGCTCGGGGTTGACGACGAGTGCTTCAGGGCGTGCGCGGTGTCGAAGAACGGGAGGCCGTCGTAGATGTACAGAGTTGGCCCACTGGCACCGTCGCCGGGAAACACGTTGTCGAAGTACGTTGACGATCCGGCGGTGAGCGCCCCGGCCTCGATCAGACCGGCGCAGAACTTCTCCTGCTGCTGGACGAACCGTCTGCCAGCGCCGACGAAGTTGTCCTCGATGAGATCGCCGACCCGCTGGCTCGCGTCCGCTGCGCGGAGGAGCTCGATCGGAAACGAGATCTTGTGGCCGACTTTCCTCGTTTTCGCGTACACGGTCCAGCCCTCACCGAAGGACCGATCCGGCAACTCGTGACCGAAGCCGACCACGTCCGGCTCGCCGACGTCGGTGAGCGACTGGATCAGCTCACCGTACATGAAGCGGTCGTCCCACGGGAGGACGTCGCAGATCTGCGGGCAGACGGCCGGCTCGGACTCGAACTCGGGAATGAGCAGCTCGTAGAGCTTCTGCTCGATGATCGGCGTTGCCTGGGTGACATCCATGACTGCTCCTTATGCGACGCCGAGGTAGGTTGGCGTGATGGAAACGAAGAGCGTGTTCCGCTCGATGTCGACTCCGCGGACGATCACGATGTCGTCGACCGATGCGTCGATGTTGATCGTCTGCGCGCCGCCGACGTCCATCGTGGTTCCGACGAGTCCCTGCGTTACCGTTCCCACATCGGGCGGGTACTCGAAGACGACGTCTGGGGTGAGGATCAGCACCTCGACTTCGGTTCCGCCGTCCGCGCTCGGGTCCGCGGCCGCGCCCCACGCGACATAGATCGGCAGTTCGCCGGCGGCGGCCTGGCCGACGTAGCCGGCGGTGACCGGGACCAGCATATCGCCGGCGGAGATTGCCGCGGCGGTGTCGGAGTCGACCTTCATCGTCCGGAGGTTGACGGGGCCGGTCCGGTATCCCCATGGTCGCGAACTCATGATGCCTTCCTCTCTGTTGGGGGCGGCACCGTCCGGAGCCGCCTAGGTTTTCGTGGCTCCCGCTGCGTACTTCTTGCCGTTCGGGAGCCCCTTCCAGATGGTGTACCAGCGGTCGTCGTCCATGCCGCGCGGTCTGCTCGGGTCCTGCAGGCAGGCCGCCGGGATGGCCGCCTTCATGCCGCCCTGCGTCCGGGTGCCTGTTGCCAGGTGGTCGCCGGCTCCCTTGAGCCGCGCGTCCAGTCGCCGGACATGATCGAGGCGGGCTTCCGGGTCGAGCCCCGCGGGGTCGAGCGTCCGGTCCGCCTCTGCCCAGCCGGCAACGATCGCGTCGCCGGCCGTCTTAGCGGCCGCCGCGCGCGCCGCCTCCTTCGCCTCGTAGGCCGCGACTCTCGCCGCGAGTGCCTCTCTGGCTGTCTTCTCGGCGTCGTAGAGCGCCTTGTGTTCGCCGGCCTTTTGGAGCCTGGCGACCTCGGCGTCTGCGTCCGCCTTCTCGCGGGTTGCCACTTGCGCTTTCATGGCGGCGAGTGCGTCTCGCTCGGCCTTCAGCGCCGCGTTCAGGTTCCCGATCTGGCTCGTGAGCCGCTCGGGATCAGTGCTGGTACCGCCATCCGTCTTCGAAACTTCATCGCCCACTACGACACCCCATGACGCCGGTTTGGTGACGCGGTCGACGATCCGCGTGGAGGCCGCCGATCTCTCGGGGCTGTCCGAAGCCTAGCGCACAGATTCCGGGACGTCAACCGCTGGCGCGAACCCCGCGCCGACATCGCCCATGAGCTGGGTTGCCGCTCCACGATCGAGGCGGAAGAACAGAACGAGCATCTCGATCCCGGTCGCGCGCGGCAGGGCGCCGCTCGCCACCGACTCGACGATCCCCTGTGCCGCCTGGACCTGCGCCCCATTCATCGCCGTATCGGCGACCGTCTCCGCCGCGGAGGGGATGACCTGCTCGTCCTGCCGCGTTTCCTTTCCGGTGCCCAGGATCGATTGGATCGACCCCGTCTCCTCGGCCCGCGAGATCGCGCGCTCGGCCTCGACCGCCGCCAGGTACTCGATCGGGTCCTCTTCGGCACCTACGATCCCGAGCCGCTGGAGGTGGCGCACGTAGTCGACTCGGAGCATGCCTCCTCTGTCGAGCGCCTCATGGATGCCTTCGAGCTCCTCGGCACGGTTCACCGGCAGGACCGGAGGTGCCGATACGACATACCGCGCCTCGTCGCCGACGTGGGCAGTGCCGGACTCCATCTCCACCGCGATCTGCGTGATCCGCGCCAGAGCGTCGTAGTTCCGCGACCTCATCTCGGTGGCTTTCGCGACGAACGCCGACGCCCGGTAGTTCAGCGCCGCGCCGCTGGCAGATGCCGATGTGTCAGTGAACAGGAACTCGGGGAGCGTCTCGCGGACCATCTCGCGTTGCTGGGTCGCCGCGGCGAGGAGCTGGCCGATCTGCGCGAGCGTGGACTCGACCATTTCGAGCGACCCGCCGATCGGGATGCCAGATGCGATCCGCCCCATGCGCGAAACCTTCGACCCGTCGGCGACCGTCACGCCCACCGCCGCGAGGATCGGGTTACCATAGCGCTCACCGATCGCCGCGATCTGCGTGAGCAGCGAGTCCACCATGGCAACGCTGTACTCGAGGCCGTGCGCCGCCCAGAGGCCGTGTTCCGGATCGATGTAGGGCTGGCATGCGATGTGCACGAACGGTACCACACCGGCACGGTGTGGCCCGCTCTGCGCCTCGTCGAGATGCCCGTCGACGAACACCTGGATCTCATCTGCGTCGATGAATCGCACGTAGGTGTGTGCCACGGCGGCACTCCGGGCCTCCCCATGCGCGTCGATCTCTGGCGCGTCGACATACGGGATCGAGATCACTACCCGCTCGATCTCGGTCGCCGTCTCCATGTCGTGTTCTACCCGCATATGTCGGGGATCGTACGCCACGATCCGGACGTCGCTCGGCCCAAACCGTACGGCCTCTAGCCCGATGTCGCCCATCGAGCACTCCCAGCGCGCCCACCTCGGCATGAGCTGGGCGACCCGCGACCGGCGCCACACCGCCCATGCGCGGTCGGTGTCCGGGGCATCGCCATCCGCCGAGTCGATCGTGAGCCCGGCCGGCGCGATCGCCTGCGCGTCCGTGTCGACGACGTGCTGGATGTCCCGCATCAATCGCCGGGTCTCGGCGATCACCGTCCCGTCCGGGTCGATGGCGCGGAACAGCCCTAGCGCCTTCATGTCTCCGACGGCGTACGGCGCCCCCTGGTAGGCATCGTGCAGCCAGGAGTAGTGCCGGATCCACTCCTCGTGAGTCTCGGGCGGGCGAAGCGATGTGGTGTTCAGGGGGCCCTCGAGCGCAGCTGTGGCCTCGGCGCGCCGTAACCACTGGGTCGGATCGAATGACACGGAGGCACCCCCTCGCGAAGTATAGCCCGGCTACGTGTACCCGCCGAAGGAGAGCACCGGAGCACCGGCCGCATAGAGCCTCGTCGACGGCCTGCCGGAGTGGCACAGCACGTCTACGAGTGCGTACCGGAGAGCGTCGATCCCGTGCTTCTCGGGGTCGCGCGGCCCCAGCGCCTGGTAGTGGCGCAGGCACCGGAGCAGATGCACACACCGCTCGTGGATGCGCAGCTCTCCAGAGTCGAGCGCGATGTTGATGATCTGCTCGCCGAGTTCGACGCTGCCGGCTTCCTTCCGTGGCACCACCACGGCAACAGATGTCGGACCGGCACCGAGGCACGAAGAGATCGCCCGCCCGAGCATGGCGTTGACGGATTCGCCCACGTTCCCCTTGCCAGCCGAGTTGGCATCGCCGAGCCACCGGCGCACTCGGGGCAGGGGCACTCCCCGGCGCTGCATCGCCGCCACGATCCCCTGCGCGTCCTGGGCGGGCTTGGTCGCGACCGGGTTGACGTACTCGTCCGAGACAACCACGCTTTTCTGGTCCCACCGCAGGAGTACCCCGAACTCCCGGCCGGCCACCTCGCCATGGTCGATGCCCCACGTTGCCCAGGCGTCGACGCCGAGGTCTTCGGTCGTCACCGAGTCGGCACGGAGCGCCGTGAATCGCCGGTCTTCTGTCGGCCCCTCCCACTCGGCGCGGATCCGCTGTGCCCGCTCGAATGGGTCGGTCTTCGCGACCATCTCGGCAACCTGCTCGGGCGTCCTCCATGGGCACTCTGCCTGCGAGAGCGGCGCGACGAACTGCGTCCACCGCTCTTCGGGAGGCTCTCCTGTTGCCAGATCTCCCTCGACTCGGCGACGGAACCACGCCGGGTCTCGCCCGATCGGCGTGAACGTCACCCACACCGGGCCGTGTATGCCGCGCATAAACGCGTTATAATGCGTCTTTTGCGGCACCTCGTCGATCCACGCCGCCCCGGCGGAGAAGCTCTCCAGGCCCTGCACCGGGCCGGTGCCACTCCGGAACAGGACGCGGGTGCCGTTGCGGTACCTGATGCCGGGCTTGCCGTGGACGTAGTACCCGCGGCCGTCGGCGTAGTGCGTCGCCGGGTCGAGCTCCGGCTCCGTGATGACCTGTGCGATTTTGGCACAGACCTCCCCGTAGTGGTTCTGCAGGTCGGCGACGAGCACGCCGAACACCGTGTCGTGGTGGACGAGGCACCACGCGTCCATTTTGGCGGCGCCGGCCTGGGTCTTGCCGACCTGGCTCGCGGCGCGCGCCAGGATGCGCCGATCTGGCGACGCGATGAACCGCGCGAGGGTCGGACCTGGGCAGTATGCGAGACCAGGATACCAGTCCGCCAACAGACCGGACGTGTGGTCGGTCACCCCGCGGCCTCGGTGTCCTCGACCGGCCCGATCTGCTGCTCACGCGCCGCCGCCTCAAGGTGACGCTGGAGCAGCTGCGGTGACTGGCGCGCCACCCGCGCCAGGAGCTCGTCGAGCTGGTCGCGCGTCGGGGCCTCGGATGGCGCCTCGCCTACCGCAGCCAGGGCCGACGGCGTCACGCCCGACAGCGTCAGGATGTCGTTCCACGCGGCCCTTCGATCGCTGGCCCGCTCGTCGCCGGCTTCGCCTCTCGCAATGCCGAGCAACCCCCGGATCGCCTCCGTTGCCGATGCAGCAAGCAGCTTGGCGACCCGCTCGCGCGACTCCCGGTGCGCGTCGGCCAGCGCGGCAACCACCTCGGGCAGTTGCAGCGAGCGACAGACGGGGGCGGTCGAGATGCCCAGGTCCTTCGCGATCTCGGTCAGGCTCGCCCCTGCGAGCCGAAGCTCAATTAGGCGCGGCAGTTTCGCCTTGCTGACACCGCCACCGGGGTCCTTCCCGGGTTGCCCCGCGCTTCCCCTGCGTGCCCGTTCCTGGCTCACTCCGCGCCCCCTGGAGGCGTCGGGCCCCCTCGCCCATGTCCGGACGCCCCACCGACCACCGGACGCGTCTCCGAGGCTCCTACGTGCCCTAGCGTGCGTCGGGCCACTGGTCGTCTCCGTGCGGGTCGTAGTCCTCGTTCTCGCGCGTCAGCACAACCACGGGGATGGCGCCCTCGCGCCCGGCCTCCGAGGCGAGCGAGTGAGCCCCACCGAAGTCGACCGGGACGCCGATGCGGGCCATGGCCCGCCGCAGTCGGGGATCGGCCAGTCCGCCCTCGTAGCCGTCTACG